CAGAAGATTAATTCGCATTTTCATAAGCGAAAAGCTCTTACTAAGTTGACAAATCCAAATCAGGAGTTTTCTCTTGATGAATTGGAATTTGCAGCTGAGGATTATATTAAACCTATCCGTGAATTGATTCGTAAGATGCCAAAAGATAAAAGAGAAGAATTGGGTCGTATTTTGACTCTTCAAGAAACTCTTGATGGTACTGGCGAACAAGGATTAGGTGGTATTGACAACAGTACATCCAGTGGTTTTCTCTTCAAAGGAAAGAAGAAAAGTTTTTTGGAACGGGATCCTTTAGATCCTGATATTCCGTTGGCACCTCGACAACTTATCGAGAACAATGGAGTAAGTATTGTTGAAGAAATGCAAGAAATGAAAGGTCGTTATCTTGCTGGTATGACTTGCCGAGCTTTATTTAAGTGTTCGGTTAAGGTCAATGAATTATTGTCTGTCACTAAGTTGAAAGCGAGAGTTTTTATGGGATGTAATTTCCCTTTCTTGCTACTTTGTCGACAGCATTTAGCTCCTGTTATTCGACTTATGTCTAAAAACAAATTCTTATTTGAATCTGCTAAGGGCATCAACATGGATAGTGTTGAATGTGAAGAACTTTATAATCACATTAAAGTTGAAGAAGGGAAGCGTATTGTAGCATTAGATTATTCTGCTTTTGATCAGACAATGTCTGCTCAAGCGTCTACTACTGCTGCTGGTATTATGATAGAAATAATGAAAGAACTTGGATGTGATGAAGAACAACTCACGATTGCTCGAGGTGTTCTTACTGATATTACTTATCCAAACTTACATTATTTTGGCACTATCATTCAGTTGGCTAATAGTGATCCTTCGGGGAATCCTGTTACAACAGAATTAAATGGTATTGTCAATTCTCTCTATCTTCGTATCTTTTTCTTTCGACTTTATCCCGAACTTCGAGGTAAAGTCATGTATCGTGATGCTATCAAAACCATGACTTATGGTGATGACAACATTAATGGTGTTCCAAAGAAATATGAGAAGTTCAATGGAGTTAACATTGTGAAAGTTGGAGCCGAATGTGGCTTAAGTATTACGATGGCAGATAAAGATGCTGAAATTACTGATTTTACGGATATTGAAAACAGTGATTTCTTAAAACGGAAATTTCGATTTTGTTCTGATTTAGAACGAATTCGAGCACCTTTAGCGAAGAGTTCTATTGAGAAAGGAATTCACTGGATGAAGAAGACTTCTCCAGATTCGCCTGAGGTTTTATTTTCGCAAAATGTTGATGGTATGTTGCGTAAAGCAAGTCAACACGGACGTAATTATTTTGATGAAATTCGTGAAAAACTTGTTCGTATTGCCACAACTTATGATGTTGTTCAATTGTGTAAATGGTGGACTTATGATGATTTGATTAAACATGATAGATTGAATTATTACGATAATTATCGTGGATTTTCTTTGTATGATGTTGTTGATGATAAACAAGTTATTTTTAGGTCTGAATCTTTTACACCGTCTCCAGTTAATGATAATTTAAGAGCACGTTTTATTACATTCTTGATGGAATGGATTATTGCTCTTTTTCCGTTTGTGAATACTGGTCGTTATGCAGAGATTGGTCTTTCATCTACCACGTTTTCTTATGTGGTAGCGATTTTATCTGCTGCGCAGTATTTTGTACGTGTTGATGCATTAACTGCAATTGACCGTACATCGCTTTATCGACAGGGATATTTTATTAAGCAACTATTTGTTAAACATTGGTTACGTGAGAACAATGATATTATACGACGCCAAGCAACAGGGATTCTTCTTGAAGGTAAGGCAGGTGTAGGTAAAACTACCGCTGCTCTTGCCATTGTGAAGAAATTGATGCCTGATGTTAAGCGACATGAAGTAATTGTGCTTAACGAAGACGATGAATTTCAGTCTGAATTGAGAACTCACCATCGTGTTATTATTTTGGATGATGTGTTGAATACTCATAGGAATTGGTTACAGACCAGTCCAATGAGACGAGTTATTGATATGATTAATAATGTTCCTCGCAGGGCTTTGAGCCCAGATGCTGAATTAAAAGGAACTATTAAAATTATGCCCGAATTAGTGATAATTACTACTAATGTTGATGTTGACATTTTATTGAAATTTTCTGAATGTCCCGAATCTCTTATGAGGAGATGGCATCGACTGGTTGTTACTAAGACGCGTCCATTCCAATCTTCGTTTGATACTACTGCATGGATGTTTGATAATTATACTCGTGCTTCGTGGGTGGAGAAAGCGGATAAGAATGGTGTGATAGAAGGTTATTATACTGATGGTACTAGAGGACCTCGGAAGATAGCTAGTTTAACATTTGAGGAATGTCTAGATTATTTGAAATGTGAATTTGATAGACACAATGTTGAGCAGAGGAACCTAGTGGATATGGTCAATTTGGCTTTCCCAGAAGATAATTTTTGGACTCGGAGTACGGGTTGGTTTTCGAAACCTTCTTTTAAATCCGAAGTCCTTGATCAGGATGCTCAGACATTGTTGAAGTCTAAACAGACCTGGTGGGATTGGATGAAGATTCAATTTCAACTAGAGTCTTTTAAGAGTGAGGCAATTATGGATAGGAAACATGCTGAGACATATCTTTCGTGTTCTAATATACTTAAGGAATATACAAAATATGTTTCTTTTATTGGAATGTTCATTTGTGAGAATTTTATTATTCTCTTTTTTCCAGATGAATTTCAATTTGGATCAAGGAGAATTTTCTTCCCAATGAATATTGAAGCCTTACGTATATCTCTTGCGTGTATGCTAGATAGTATTGTATTTTTACATTTAGATGGGTATTATACGCGTGATCAAATTTGTAAATTTAATGAAATTCTTGCGGATCCTGATGCTGATCATAATGAAGCATTTGAACAGCCTTTTGATCCGCTGTTTGATAATGCGAATTTTTCTCATGATATTGATCCTGAGAATGGTGCGATAACTTCGTTTAATGATCCCTATTGGGACTCCTTCCGGTCAGAATCATTTGAAAGATCTGTTTTTATTTCTGAAACCTTAAATTGGGATGTTGAAATGTTTCTTAAAATGGAGCAAAAGAATAATGATAGTCCAGAAGTTTTTCTGGCTAATCTTAAGGCAAGTAAGGAAGAATTGCTTGCTGAACATAGACTTGAAGAATTTGATTCTCTTCCTCAGAGTTTGCTACCCCCACCACCGAAACAAACTTGGTGGGAATGGATTAAGGTGCAATTACAACTTGAGTCTTTTAAGAGTGAGTCTGTTCATTTTAATGTAAATATTTCACACATTACGATTAATGAACTTTATGTTGGGAATAGTGTTCCGATGAAAGGTGTATCCGAATATCAACGTGATTGTGATTCTTTATCTAGTAAGGATTTGTTAGATGATGAAACTTCATCACTTAGTTTTGCTAAGAAACGTTGTGATGTTAAATATAAGCCTATTCCGGGTTTTGTAACAGAAGAACTTACTAAGTATTTTCCGACTTGTTCTTTTCATAGTGTTCCTTCTAGGAAAGAGAAT